CCCAGACCTTGTTCTTTGCACACATTAGAATTTGCATGATATCTTGGTACGATAGTGTTAACATAATTTTTAAGCACATATTCATGGCCCCATAGTACTACATCATCCCCTGATGCGTAAAATTCATAATCTCTCCCATAAACATAACCGCTCGTTAACATAGTATATTGCACTAAATAACCCAATATTAATGTATTACCGATAGATGTTCTTATACCATAGCCTGATGGGGTGTTACCTACCATATTAAATTCAAACATTTTTCTTAGTCCCCTACCTTTATAATAACCAATAACATGCATTATTTCACTCTTCATAGCATCTATAGCAGGTTTAATTAACATTGTTGGCCATTCGCTATTTGCTAATATATATTCTCCAACGTAATCTATTAATAAACAACTGGATTTTTGTATTTCTAAATAATGCACTGTGGAATCAAAAGATGAGAAATCATGATCCACCAATGCTAATTTTGAGTATTTGTATCTAGATTCATCCATTTTTATTGCTAACTCTTTAGTATTAAAACCTATAGCATACCAAGGAAAATGTTGCATACACCAACTATGTATTACTTTTTGTACAAATAGCATAGAAACTCTAGCGGGTATCGTAGGAACCATAATTGCTCTTGATCTTAATAGATTTGATAAGTCGTCTTTTTTATAATCATGGTTGAACTCATCAATCTTCATTATAATTTTAAGATTTGTATTAAATTTATAATTTTTTAGCAGGTTCTTCATTCCAGTTTGATATTGTTTTTTCTTAGTTGCTGAAAAATCACTTATTAAATCTTTCACTAACAATTTTTTATGATGTTTTATATGTTCTAGAGTGAAAGCTAACAAATGATTTTTTTCATTATCTAAACTTACTTCCATATACCTACAAAAATCTAATAATATATCTTTTTCTGGCATTATATTTACGGCAAACAATCTGCCAAAAGTAGCATACAATAAAGAGGCATCATCATTTGCACACACTCTTAATGGTAACATTAACACATTATCTGACTCAAAAGCATTAACATAGTTGCAAGGTTTAATCTTATCATCAAACTTAGATACCAATTTTTTAAGTCTTCTAAATGTTATTTTATTTCCTTCTTTGTCAAAACATTTTAAGCTTTTACATTTATGATTTTTATCTAATATATTTAATTGGTCTTTAGTATACACTTGGATATTAACATCTGGTAAACCTTTGCAATGCAATAAATCTTCTACTCTTTTATTTACATCACACAAAGAACTCCAATAATATCTTGATGGTTGTTTTTTGCCTATATTTTTATTAAATGGACTCTTTAGGAATAAATTTTTAATATATTTTTCAATTTTTGTCTCAAATTGCGTATATTGTTCTGTTGTTAAATCAAACTTGTGCAAATGATTAATAAAACCAAACAATCCTAAATTTTTAATATAAATACCATGGCCATCTTTTAATTCTTTGTGCTGTGTTTTATTGAAATATGGTCTATTAAATGATTTTAATTTAAGATCAATTTTAAGGTTTAATCCAAAACATTTATTTCCAAAACAAATATTTCTATCTTGATAATACAACCATTTTAATTTTGAAACATTTTTTTCACATGTTCTTACAATACTAAATTGTTCTGATTGTTTTATGGCAAACCATTTTTTAGCATAACCAATTGAGTATCCCAATTTCCACTTGTCATATATATTTGTTTTATTTACTAATCTTTTTGTATTATCAACATTAAAATATCTCTCTAATATT